TGAATTCCATGATTTCCTGCTTAAAACCTGGGGGGAAGGACACATGGATATACTGCGCGAAAAAGCTAATGCGATATTAAAAACGAATAAGTTATTACGAAAAGAAATAAGCGATCATTACAGGGCCGAGTTCAAAAAAGCTGAGGCTGACCCTGTATATGAAATTGTGAGCTGGAATTAATCTGCTTCTGGCAGGCGCTTTTGCGTCATCATCCCGCCGACAGCCTCAAGTTCTTCTTGACCTGTAAGCTCACCAATATTTCTAGTAACACGACCAACATCTCTAAACAGCGGTAGCTCTGATGCAAGTCGGGCTACCGGATACTCTCTGTCTGCTACACCAATAGCTGTGCCGGCAATGTCAAATGGCCTAGTAACAGTAATTGGCAGTAGCCCCTGGGCAAACGTCAACATAATTCCGTTTTCTTTAATCTTGCCAAACTGGTAATCATTAAGGCCAAGTGTATTGGCTGTTAACAATGACGCCCATGCATCACCGTAGCCTCTGGCAAGACCGCTTGCTGATACCTCGCCATCACCAAACAATGCTTGTCTACCCTCGTTGATAATTGCATAGCCGCCAGCACCGTACACTGCGTAGCGGCCCAGGAACTCTGCAGCCTTCTCTGGCTTCCCTGCCTTGATGTTGTCGACCACCTCGCGGAGCGCAAGTGCTTGCTGTTTAACCACGAATCCGCGCAATGCCCACAGGGGTCGGAGATTCGGATGGCGCGCCCATGCTGATGGTCTGCCTGCCGCGCTAATTAACTGTTGTTGACCAAGGCCAGCAAACATTAGCTCTTCAACTAAGTCTTTGCCTTTGCCTGTATACTTTCTCCAATCCTGACCATGGCGTTTAAGCTGGCCTTCGATAATATCTAGCTCAGCTTGGTTAAAATAAAAGCTCCAGTTATCAGCAAGCCGCCCAGCCTGTGCATCATCAGCGGCGCTTTTCAATACACCACGCATTACACCTTGCTTGCCAATGCGGTCAAATGCCGCAAAGCCCGACTTCCGCATTAAGAAGTCTGCTGACTTTCGCATACGCTCAGCGGTATTAACCATCCAGCCAGCACTGTCAGATGCCTGGTCATTAATTATGTTTACGAATTCGCCAAAGGTCTGATTGCTAAGGCCAGCTTTTTCAAGGTCAACATTTGGAACGTTTTTAAACTTGGCTGGAGCAAGCGCCTTCATGCCCTCCCGCACAGCACTGCCACCATACTTAGCACCTACAAGTGGAATGTCTGCTATGTTTAAGACAGCCGACAGCGGCCCTGCAAGAGTAAGTGCATAAGCCGTAGAGTTAGCCGCCTGAATTAGTGGGTGTGGAGTTGTTGATTGCCCCATAATTGCTTCGGTAATTTGTTGTCGTGCAAATGCCGCGCCTTCATTACTTATGCCTTTATTCCGTAATGTTAATTCAAACGCATCCATAAATTGCGTTGGTGTTAATGCGCGATTTGGAAAACTAGCGGCTTGAAGTTGAGATTTGTATATTGGATCAAAGTCAGCTTGCAACTCATCTTGCGACAAACCTCGACGCAAACCAGCAATGGTGTTTTCAGAAAAACCTAAACTCTGGGCTATATCAAGTTGACTCTGCGCTGACCTAACATCCCTAAAGTCATCAATTTTTACGCCAAACTTTTGTTGTATTTGGTTAAGCCGTTCCATTTTAAATATGCGGCGCATATCAGAAACAAGCGGGTTATCGTAGTCAGCTACAGCCGGACGGTTTGGATCTTTATCATCTAGGTATTGACCCCGAGTTCTTGGCTTAAATGCGCTGTCATCAAACATACGCTCAATATCAGCCTCAGACATGCCCTCTTCTTTTAGTTGATTAGCGCGAGCCCTGTTGCGTGTATGCAGAAATGTTAGATTGATAGCGGCATTAGGGTTTGTATCAAAACTTGCACCAAATATTTTCTTGTTAAGCGTGCTGTTTTTATTTGCGCTGTACTGAAGATACTGCTTTAAAACAGCCATGTGTTCAGTGCTAAGTTCTTGACCAAGCTCCTGTTCAAGCCTTGCTAATGACTTTGCCTGGAGGCTCTTTCGAAAAGCATCTCGGCTACTTGACGATGCTTTGCGAGCAATCGCATTGGCTTTAAATATCTCATCTTTGGTAAGCATTTGGCCTGACGCATAATCAAGCAATATGCCTTTGGCTCTGTCGCTTTCATTAATTGCCTTGATAACAGGAATAAGACTTTCCTGCATTTTGCCAAGGTCTTTATCTATAACTCGCAAGGCGGTTTCATCTGCTCTTTGAAACCTACCGCCAACATCAGCACTAACACGCCGAATAAGCCTGTCAGATACGCCAGTTAATTTGTCATCGTAAAAGTTTTTAACAGCACCAATCATGCCATCCCAAAGCTCGCCTGCTGTTTGAGCATCGCGCAATGGTGTTCTGGTGTATTGAGGGTTGTCTATTTCTGTATATACAGCGGCGTCTTCTGCTTCCTGTATTGCCCGTAGCTGGCCCTGATCGTCGATAGCTTCTGCAATGTCAGCCGTTTCATCCGCTTGAGTCTTTAATCCGCCAAGGGACGATGGCGTTGTGGCGACATCAATTATCTTGCCAAGTGTTAAGCCAGCAAGACCGCCTAATGCGCCACCAATGGCGCGCTCTTCAAATGTATCGCCACTTGCCGCGCCAGCAACAGCGCCTTCAAGACCGCCAGCTAAAGCATAAGAAAATCCTTTTTTTGCAAGCACGCCGCCAATGCCAAAACTTGTCGGTATTGCGCCGATAATATTTGCAAGAGTTGCTGAGTCTGCAAGCTCTGGGTTTTGCTGACGAAAAACCGTCCTAGCGGCTTCATATCTACTTTTTGCTTCGTTGTACGAAACGTCAGTTGTTGCCGCACGAACAGCAGAAGCAAGCTCGCCCATCAAACCAAGCGTTACGCCTTCATTAAACTCTGTGACAAGACCAGCAATTCTTTTATTTTTTGCTTTGCCTTCGCTTTTAAGCAATTCATTTACATCGTCAGATAATTCTACAGATGAAAAGTCAATTGCAGATGGCGCAGATTGTTGAGGTTCATCCGGTATTTGAACTTTTGAAAAGTCAACCATTTTAAAACCTAATCAAACAAGCTTTTAATAGTAGAAGCCAATGCGCTACCAGCAGATGACATGCCGCGTTTGTCGCCACCAATTTGTTGCTCAGGCAAATTGCCTGCCATGTCAAATCGGCGCTCTGCTTCAGCCGTTGCTTGTGCTAATTCAACTGGGTCAACTTTAGAAATATCTACAGTTCCATCTTCTCTAATAGCGCCTTCAAATCTTAATGACCCATCTTTATTTTTGTAATTTTTAATTAAACTATCACGGGTTTTAAATATAGTTTGCTGTCGATCTGACTGCCCTTGCCTGTAGGTTTGCATTTCTGCAAATTGCTCTGGAAACTTTGACCTAATATATGCTGTTACTGCATTTTGTATTTCGGTTGCAGATAATCGCTGTCCATCAGGCCGCTCAAGTAACCCAGCTATTTTTTCAACTTCAGCAGGATCTTCAAGCAAGTCTTCTATTTTGTTATACAAGTCAGAAGAAAATACATTTCCTGGCAAATCGCCTTGCTTCATTAAATTGTCAAGAGTAACCTGAACGTGTGCTTTAACATCAACAACCTCGCCGGATTGTCTGTTAGCCATCGCAATAGTTCGCTTATCAAGAGTCTCACTAATTAAAGCAAGACGATCACGATCTCTCCGAATATCACCAGTTGGATCAAAACCATTGTCACTCAGCATTTTTTCTTCAGCTTTTGAAAGAGGAGCTTTTGATCTGCGTATTTCATCCGCTTTTTCCTTTGCTTCAGCTAAGGCGTATTGCGTTGTTTCATATTGATCTACAGCCTGACCAAAGCCTTGCTTTCTCAACCGTTCTGAATCCTGTTTGTACTGTTCACTGCCAAACTTTGTAGATGAAAGAGCGCGCATAGCTACTTGTTTTTGTTGCTCTGCAAGCTGGTTTTGCCGCTGTGCGGCCTGAAACTTTGTTTGATATTTAATGTTATCCGCCTCTACAACAGCCGCTCCATTCTGTTTCATTTGGGCAAGCCGTTGTTCAAGCGCTTTTCTTTGCCGCTCTTCAAATGGCACTACTTCTACAAGCTCACCTGAAGCTCTACGAGCATCTTGCTGTTGCAATTGCTCAAGAGCCTGCTCTGTCTTAATAATTGACATTGCAGTATTGGTTTGGGCTTGTTGTTGAGTAGCCGCACGTTGACCCTGAACAGTGTTAAGACTGTCCATAATTATTTGCCGAGATTGTTCGTTTTGTGTTGATGACAACAATGCGTCAAGCTCGCCAGTTAAACCAGTAAGCATGCCCATATCACCCGTTTCCTGAGCAACCTGTGCTTTACGCAACAACTCAATACTGGCTTCTTGAGTGGCCCTAGTTTCGGCTTCATCGGCTCTGCGTTGAGCGCCAAGCATCCCTGCGCCAATACTTAATCCAGCCGCGCGCGCAAAATCAGGCTGGGCAAGACCGCCTAATACAGCAGAACTTAATCTCAAATTTGGTAGCGCCATTGTCTATCTCCAAATGCCTGTGTAATCAACCTGATAATAACCGCTGTCATGCAAGCTAACTCGCTCTGGATGAGTTTCCATAAGCTCCTGAGCCAATACACCGACTTCAGAGCCAAACTCTCCAAGCTTATTAGCTTTGTCATTCCAATCCCATTTGTAAATGTTAAAGCCTTGTTTGTTTTTGCCAACAAACTCAATGTTCTTTTTAAGCCGAACATCAGATATTGACTTAACAAGATCAGAAACAAAATCAAACAAACCGCCACTACCGCTTTGAGCGCCAGCCGCTAATACCCCAGCGCCAACGTTACCAAGCAGATTTGCTTGACCAAGACCCGAGGCAAGCAATGCATCAATGCCGGTCATTGTAGCTTCACCAAACATTCCAGTACCATACTGCTTTGCCTGTTGAGCCATGCCAGCTGTAGCAATTCCTTGCTGAAGCGCATTAAGAGCCGCCGCTTCAGGAATAAACGCTCCTTTAGTAGCGGCAAGGCTACGTTGCAATTGCGCCGCCTCAAGCGCTTGTTGACCAGCAAACATCCCTAAACTAGATTGCCCAAGCTGAAGTGCCCTAGCTTGTCGAGCGCCAAGCAAATCTTGAGCCGACTGCCCAAGTCCTGCTCCCATAGTTCCAAATTGTGCACCTAACTGACCTGCTAACTGTCGTTCAGTCTGAGCTTGTTGCATAGCCTGAATCATCGCAGTGTTCTGCGCTTCTGCCTGCGCTTTTGCAAGTGCTAACTGCTCTGGCGTACCACCATAAAGATTAGTAGTTACTCCAAGTCTGCCCTGAGTTAATAAACGCTCTTCTAATGCAAGACGTTGACGCTCTTCTTCTGGCGTCTGTGCCGCTCTCATGCGCTGATAAATAGCCTGCTCTCTTGCCGCAGGACTCATACCTGCTTCAGCGAGAAAGCCTCCTGATGCGGCTAGGCTTTGTTGAGCTAATGCATTTGCGCCAGAAAATGTCGGCAATCCACGCTCAAATTCCGGCATAATCTTTGAATAAAGATCTTTAGCAAGATTTTCAATTTTAAAATAACCTGGAGTATTTACGCCAACATTAGATAGTGCATCTTTAAGAAGCTCATTTTGCAATTTTTCAGCTGTGCCTGTAGGGCCAACGTCCGTTAAAGTCCCAAACTCTCCAACAGTAGCGCCACCGGTTCCTGTAGTTACAGAAAACGGTTTAAATGCAGATTTAGTTTCAAGCTGACTAGCAAGTGTATTTGCAGATGTTTGAGCAGATTCGCCAACACTTTGAAGCCTGTTATAAGCCGCATTAATTGCGGATAAGCCTGCTATATCACCAAAAAGCGACATTAGTACGTCCCTCCATCAATTGTTCCTGTCGACAAAGTTCCACTAAACGTCAAAGCTGGGATTGTCACAGTTCCCGTAAAAGTAGGCGATGCAATATCTGCCTTTGTAGCAGAAGCCGTAGCAATCGCATCAAACTCTGTATCGAATTCGCTACCCCGAATGATCTTATTTGTATCTCCAGCAGGCAACGTATCCTTGGCTGTAAAGTTTGTTGTCTTTGTGTAATTGCTCATATCGTTTTACCTATCAATGCTAATACGTTGATTTCCTGAATCGACAAAATAGACCCATTAATATCTGACTCCAAGCCTATCGTAACAACCCCACCGCTTCCTGTTGTATGAATAGTAGGTTTTGTCGTTAATATGCCGCCTGTAAACGTGCCAACCGTATACTCCGACACGCCATAATAAGCCGGCACTTGATTGCCTACAGATATTTCATAATTCTTAAAGGCAGTTTTAAAGTCATAAGCCCACTTAACAAATATTGTTTCTTCATTTGCACCAATAAGCGTTGGCTTAATCTTTTTGACAATCTTTGTTTTGCTTGAATCGCCAAACGTTAGTGCGGGGCTAAAGTATCTAAAGCGATACTTCGATGTATTATCCAAATACCCTGAGTACGTTCCTATGCCGTCAGACGTCCCAATGTAAAGCGTGCCATCTGTATGCCTAGCAAACGATTTATGGCTTACAGACGTCCATCTAGTCACTCTGTACGAGTTGTTTTCTAGTCGGCCTTTAAGATCAAAGCAGTAAATAGTAGATTGGCTTGGGAAGCCGATAAGGTAAAACGCATTTTCAGGGCTGTATATCGAGGTTACTGGTAGCGTTTCGGCATCAATAACGTTAATTAGCTCTGTTTTTACGTTTAAGCTAAGGTCAGATATTGGCAGTGACTTTTCCTGTATTGTCCTACCAAGACTTCGTAAGCCTGAGTCAGACATAAACAAAATATCTGTACCAATGCTTTGAACTGAGTTACGGTCAATACAACCAACGCCAGAAATAGTATCCGCTAACGACATGCTTGCTGGGCTTGTAGCGTTTTGGTAAACAAGAATACTGTGCTCACCAAAAATAACGAGCAAGTTGTTATGCGTAGCAATAGCAACAATCTCGTCGTGTCCATCACCCCATGCTTTTGACACGTTAATAGATCCACTACTACCGCCTGTAAAATCATTGCCAATCAACAAGTCCGACCAGTAAACAACCTGCCGCTCTGTTGAGTTGTCAGCGATCCACAAACGACCAAATGCCGCAACCGCATCGTTGCACTTCAAGGTAGCCGCAGTAGCCGTTGAGTTAACAGTAGTAAATGTTCTTAGACCCGTTGCGTTGTCATATACAAGCGGGTCATATCCTCTCTGGAAAAAATAAGCCTTGTTATTAAAGTTAACAATCTTCCAGTTATTGTCGGTAATTGTATAAGAGCCTGGAGTTGCATCAACAAGAGTAGTTGTGCCTGTAAGTATCTTGTCGTTTCCAGTACTAAAAATAACATTGTTGTTTGACTCATCATAAAAATGATGTATTCGATGTATATAGTCTGTGCCAAGCTCTGTCTTATCAGTTGTTAAAACCTCAATGCCTTTCCGTGAAGCAATACGACCACGCTTATCAATCACAGCGTTATCAGCAACATCTGCAAATGACGGATCTTGAGCAATAGGCGAGTCTTCAGTGTTTACCCCCTTAAATCCTGGGGCAACCAAATTGATGCTTTGTAACGGCTGTGCCATAACTATACCTACGGAGTATAAAAAATAGTTTCTTCTGGATGCCGTTGAGCATCCAAAGCAACCGCATCAGATAAATACTTGTCAGCAATAGCAAAGTATTCTGGCGCTGATGTTCCGCCTGTTTCGCCACGCTCTCTAGCTAACAACGCTACAGCTAAATGAATTACAGGCTGGCTTGGAATCGCCAATGTATCCAAGTCACTGCTCAATGCCGTATTCCTAATTACTGCTTTTGCTTTTAGCGAGTACACTCCATCTGGCTTTGGGTATACGTCAATCTGAGCATCCCCGTTAGCGTCAACTCCGCTATACGTAAAGTATTCAGGCGCACCAGATGCAGGTGTTTGCACAAAAAAACGATCATCAAACCAATTTTGTGTTTGGTATTGCATTGTTAAATTTGAAGTATCGTTAATTAAATTAAGAACTTTGCCTTTGTCACCTGTTCCTGTTAGTGAATAGGTATAGTCATCAGCCGCCGTTGTAATTGTTAGCCTTGTTCTAAG